TTAAAAAAAGCCCCAGCCGAAAGCCGGGGCAAGGGTCGCCGGGAGAACCAGGCCGGCGGGTTAGATTTACCAAGGGATATCTTCGTCACTCTTGGCTTGCGGTGCGGCCGCCTTCTTTTCAGGCTTCCAAGTATCGCGCTCAGCGTACAGCGTACCCTTCTGCGATTCTTTGATGTCGATATTTATCCACTCGTCATCAGGGTTGGCTTTGACAAAGCCACCGATCCAGCCTTTGAAGTCATCAAGTTTGATAGACATCTTAGCTTTCACCCATTCTGGGGCATTATCATTAGGTTTCTTAATAATCATGCCGTTAACAAAATCTCGGTCGTCGCTCATGCGGCCTCCTTTCTGGCTTGTGCAAACTCGTCGGACTTGAGGAACGTGCGCTCCTCGGTGGTAAATACGCCGCCCTTTGTCGGGGCAACCCATAAGGCTTCTTTGATGTCGTTAGACAATTCAAGCCATATTTGTGCAACTCCGGCAACATCGCCGGTTTTGATGTACTCCTTGATAAAGTAAATGGAATCGAAGTTCGCTCTAGCCACATCGTTGTGCTTTAGGATCGGCTCCATTACGTCCTTCACCGACCCGTGTGCAATCGCCGTGGATACCTCATCGGCGCTGGCTATCTCACTGCCGCCAAGGCCCAAGAACGCCAAGGCCCTGCCGACCGCAGACGTTTCAGCATTCTCAAGGGCTGATGTTTTGTTGATCTTGCCGAAGCTACGGTTCTCTTCAGCGTATCCAGTAGCGACGATGCGGTTGTTTGCGTCTCGGATGGCGGCCTTCATCACGACCATTGAATCCTCGGCGCTGATTAGATTGGTTTCGATAGACCAGCCCTTAAAGTCTGGTGACTTTCTGAAATCATCAATCCTTCTGGCAACAGTTAGATAAACTTTGCCGTGGATCTCTACTTCACCTTTGTTTTTATCGGCCATACTCTTCCCTCCTTTGTTGACCAACGCACATATTAACGCACCTTGGCTCATGTCATCAACCCTTCCGATAATTAAAAAACCTCATCAGTTTATTGACATTCTGAAAACGCTGATTCAGAGTTAGAGGTTCCGCTCAACGAAAAAAGGGAATCTCGGTGACAGTGAGAGACAATGACTTCATCGCGTCCATGCAGGCCATGTACGCAGAAATGGACAAGAGCTATAACCCAGCAGAAGATTACAAAAGGTTGATAGACGAAAAGCCCAGACGTTACGAAAAGCACATCAACGAACCACTATCAGCACTCCAAAGACTACAAGCGGCCAGCACCCACCATCGCCTCGCAGAATTGAAGCAGAGGCTCGCTAACGAACGCGAAGTTATATCGGGCATGATTACTACCGGAACCGTAACGCTCGTCTACGCACCTTCTGGGGCCGGTAAGACGGTCTGGGTTCTGGGCAATCTGTTTAAGTCCATTCGGAACAACCTCATCAAAGGCTCAGATGTCATCTATTTCAACGAAGATGACGGTGCCAGGGGCATAGTCCAGAAGGCAGAAATGGGCATGAAGCATGGCATGGCGATGGTCACCCTAGCCAACTCGCAAGACCCGACTCTACGCAACGCAAATGACGCCCTGCGAATGCTTGACATGATCCGTGAAGAGGGGCAGGCAGAGGGAAAGATCATCATCTGCGACACCCTGAAGAAGTTTGCATCAGTGCTAAACAAGGGCGAGGTGGCGGACATCCTCCATGTATTCAGAGAGTTCGCGGCCGCAGGCGGCACCGTCATTCTGCTAGGCCATTGCAACAAGCACAGATCGCTAGACGGTCGCCTGATCTACGAGGGCGTGGGCGACCTGAAAGCTGACGTAGACAATATGTTTGGCCTTGACCCGCTGAACGACAAGTTTGCAGAGTTTCAGGAACTATTGGTAATCAATGAGAAAGACCGTAGGCAGGTCAGCTTTGCTGGCGGCTTCAAGTATCGGCAGACCAATGAGACGGTCGGCTACGAAGAGTCGGTCGATTCGGTCGAGTTCCTTGACGAAGATGACATCAGCGGCCTGAAGAAGAAGCAGATGGCGCAAATCAATGTCGCCAAGGCATTCGCTAAGTACGAAGATGAGGTCTTGTTCCTTGAGTCAATAATGAAGGGGGGCGGAGAATATAGTCAGGCTGAACTATTCAGGTTGCTGGCAGACGAACACATGAACCCTAACGAATGCACCAAAAAGACCCTGCGGAACTGCATGGATCTGCTAAAGAACAATATGTTGAAACTTCGCAGAAACCCATCAAACAACGCAAAGAATTACCGCTGGCAGGGGGAAGGCTGGTGAAAAAAAAACTTCAACAAAAACATGAATATGCCCACATTGCCCACTCTGCCCCTGTTTTAGGGGGCCGCCCCCCAGAAGTGGGGCCAAGTGGGCCAAGTGGGCATATCCTTGATTTCATTGACATTTTTATTTGGGCCTAATTTATGACGGACGGGCATAGATGGATCGTCGATCACAAGGATAAACTGCAATTCTTTATCGACTTTTGATTTATAACAAGTTTTGGAGAATCCATGAGCAAACAAGTTGACGATAGACTGCTAGAGTTATTCGTATCACAAAAATACCACTGGAAATCATTAATGCCTTGTCAACAGCGAGCTATCGCGGTTGAATTGCTAAAACGTCGGTGCGTAGAAAAAAAACTATACGAGTTCATCGAAGCGCATGTAGAAGAAAAAGAAGCATGGAAGCAATATCGCCAGCTTTTACTAGAAGAGAGGGCCGAACGCCCTTAGACTTGCGTCGATAGTAACCATACTGGGGGCCGTATGGGACATCCGCTACTAGATTTCTGCACAACAGAAAAACAACTAGAAGTTATTACGTTAGTAATGGTCAAAGGTCTGTCGCAATATCAAGCCGCAGACAAACTAAACATGAGCCGTCATGCTGTAAGGCATCATATAAATGCCGTAAAAAAGAAGGCCGCTCAACGGGGTTATAGTCCAAATCACGACTGGAAAAACCCTGTACCTGATGGCCATAAGATCAAAGGCGTATCAACCTTTTACGACGAGGCTGGTCTACCAGTGCGCCAATGGGTGAAGTCCCAAGTCGACGAACAGCGCCAGTTTGAAATTCTCATTGAGCGTATGCAGTCTGCGGTAGAAAGCCTGCCTAAGTTTAAGCCTACCGCCGGCCCCAAAACTTACGATGATAACTTGCTTTCTCTGCTAACCATCACTGATTTCCACTTAGGAATGTATGCATACGAGGCAGAAACAGGCGATGACTGGAACGTCAAGTTAGCTAGAGACGTATTCCTTAACTCAATCAGCGACATGATTAGCTCAGCGCCTAAGTCAGGTACGGGATTCCTTTGCCAGTTGGGTGATTTTCTACACTGGGATGGAATACTCAGTGTAACGCCGCAGTCAGGACATATACTTGATGCAGATACCCGCTACGGGAAGCTGGTGGAAATGGCTATGTCTGTAATGGCTGAAGCTGTAAAAATGATGCTCAAGAAATTCAACAAAGTGGTGGTGGTGTCTGCCGAAGGGAATCACGATATTTCGGGCAGTATATGGCTAAGAAAGCACATTAAGCAGTTATTCGCTGATGAAAAAAGACTGACGGTTATTGACAACGAGTTCCCGTACTACGCCTACCTGCACGGAAAAACAATGCTGGCCTTCCATCACGGTCACAAGGTAAAGCTCGCCCAACTGCATAAACTGTTTGCCAGCGAGCCACGCTTCAGGGAAATGTGGGGCAAAGCCAACTACACCTACATCCATACGGGTCACTACCACCATGAGCGGGTGATAGAGGACGGTGGCGCTATTGCCGAAATGCACCCGACACTTAGCGGTAGGGACGCCTATGCGGCCCGTGGAGGCTGGGTATCAAGCCGCGGGGCCAAGGTCATCACCTACGATAAAAGCGCAGGAGAGGTCGGCAGAATAACGATAAGGCCAAGAGCATGATCCCCTTGGTTGGCGTTAAACTTCCAAAAGGTAATGCTGTTCTGCTGACATCTACGATTGGCGGAGCCACAACTAACACGCAAAACAATAAACAAACTGATGTTTATACTGATACCTTTCCAGAAGGTTTAACTATAGACATGACCTTGGAAGACTTTTATGATCTTTGGCTCGCCAGCTTGGTAACTGAAATTCACGTCACAGAGAAAACATACGAAATGCATTAAGGAGTGAAATGGGACATCGGTGGATAGTAGACTCAAACGACAAAGCTGATTTCTTTATTAAGTTTATCAAAGATCAATTTCAATCAGGCGAAGTGCTGGTATACAGCATCAAGCCCTACGGCAGAACAGAAAAACAAAACAACGCCATGCACCTATGGTTCAGGCAGATGGCTGAGCAGTTGAATGATGCCGGGTACGCTAACAAGCATCCCTTCAACGATCAGATAGAGATACCGTTTACTGAGGGGTTGGTCAAAGAGATGCTGTACAAGCCCATCATTAAGGCCATGTACCAAAAAACATCTACCACCAAGCTAACGGGTAGGGAGCTAAGCGAAGCCGCTGAGGTGCTTGTACGGTGGCTGTCAGAGAAGAAGGGGATATACGTCCCGTTTCCGCAAACATTGAAGGATGAGCTTTGATGTATTTCACGCTCACAGCTAAAGACAACCATGATGCCAAGCTGATGGGCGCAGATACTGTCAGGCTGTGCGAAATGCAGGGCATTGCACCCAGACTCAAGGACGAGAGGGGCATGGCTAGTAGGGTGGAGAACAACATACGGGGGTTCAAAGCGGAGTTCCTATTCGCCCGGCTGTTCAATCTTCCGCCGCCAGTAGTCAACGTGCTGTCAGATGGGCAAATTGACTTCTGGCTGGGGGAGTATTCGATCGACGTTAAATGCTCCTCCAAAGAGGATGGGCCTCTAATCTTTGACTCACCAGAAAAATTTACCGCTGACATTGCTGTGGCTTACGGCCAGTCAGGGCATGACCCCAGAACCCTCAAGCTACATGGGTGCATACCCCGTAAGACGTTTTTTGAAAGGGCATACCGGCATGACTTTGGGCATGGCGAAAGGTATGTGGTTGACTCAAACAACCTCGACCCGATAGAAAAGCTATGGCGACTTCACATTGAAACCAATCACTCGTCCGGCAGGGGGCGAAAACAACAAAGGATGAACAATGAAAAATGATGCACAACTGGCCCTAGAGGCCGCAGAATCTATGGCAAAGCGACTAGAGCAGGACGTAGCCATAATGATGGATCTAAGCACTAGGCCGTTGAAAGACGTTGAAGAGCCACCCCTTGAGATAATCCGCTACGCAGGGCCAAGACAATGCGACTGAAGCGTACACCAGCAGACCATTGGTTTAGCCGATGCGTCAGGATCAGAAATGACTTCATCTGCCAAGGCTGTGGCAAGAAGTACGAAGAAAACAGCATGGGCCTGCACTGTAGCCATTACTTTGGCAGGGCCAAGAAGGGTGTCAGATACGATGCCATGAACGCCTTTGCCCACTGTTACGGCTGTCATCAAAGGTTTGGCAGTAATCCTGACTACTTCTACCGCCATTACATAGACACCTATGGCGAAGGGGCCTTGGAAATACTCAGGGAAAAGGTAGAGGATATTGACTTAGGCAAGCGGATGAACAAGGAAGCCAAGGAAATCGCCAAGCATTACAGGGCAGAAGCCGCCCGTATGGAAAATGACAGGGCGGCGGGTGTAGCCGGCTGGTTAGAGTTCGTTAGCTGGGATTAGGTTGCTGGGCGGCCACAGCCTCTTCTAGCGACCGCTCTTCCCTTACGCTTTCTGCGGCTTCTGTTCCGAAGTAAAGCCCTTTAAATACGGAGTTGTGAATTAACTGAGCCATATTTGCCATAAACTTTTCATCTATAACCTTCAGCTTTGACGCCTCAACCTGCTTTCTAATCGCGTCTAATGCGCCGGGATTCAAAAGCAAATCCATCATCTTTGAGTCCCTTTTCGCGGCGGCCGAGGACGTACTTACCTTTGAGCCTATTATCGCCAGCTTAGTCATGCCGTTAGATATTCTATCTCGCAGGACAGACTGAAGCTGAGGGAAGCTAATCCCGACCCTCTCCAGCATCTGGTCTCGATCTCTGTAATCAAGTGCGAATTTCATCGTATCTATGTCAACCTTAGACACCCTGTCTGAAGCCGCGCCGATAGACTCAACACTTTTAAGGTAGGTTGGGCCAAACCAATCCATAAAGGCCTTCTCGTTCTTCTTAATGAAACCAAGCATTGTGTCGCCAGACTCAACAGCTCTTTCCAGAAGAGACGCCCTGATGCCCTGCCTGACAATCCTTGATGTCTCAGGGTCAAAGTTTTTTATGTTTTTGAGTATTTTTGCGCTTTCAGCATTGCTTTTTAGTATTTGAGATGAAACCTCCTTTAGGCCCTTTTTCTCAAAAGCACTATAAAAGCCTTCGGTAAGTTCTTTTGCCCTGATATTGTACTCGGAGTCAATTCTTGACTTTGTTTGCGTCAAATTGTCAACAAGGGTTCTGGCATCCAAAAGCTCGTTGCGAAGACCCGGCACAGTATC